AGAGTTGCGCCGGTCCTTACCGTGTACTGGTTAGGTTTTCTAATTTGTAGACTGTCACCAATCTTGGCTCCAGCTTTTGCAAACCGATCATCATATTGGCGATTAACCTTGCCAACAAAGTTCAGCTTTTGATGCAATATCCGCAATGCTTCGCGGGTTACCGCCGTTGGGGTAAGTAATGTATTTGCCACTTTTTAACTCCTTATCTACGTTTTTCTTTATTAGCAATTTGCCGTTCTCGTTTTGCTAGCCAATCACCAACCGAGTCTTTATCAGATGGAACATTAGATTTACTAACTCCACCCTTACCGCCTTTAGTTGACTTGACAGGCTTAACAGGAACAGCTCTCTTTTTCACTGTTTTCGGGTTTGCCTTTGTCTGCATCTTGTCGTAAAGCATCGCCTTGTATGCCATCTCTGCACCCGCAGGATTCAAAGGCCATTTATCAGCTTCCTGCCGGGCTACACCATAAGTACCGACAACATACTCAATGACATCTTTAGCTTTGTCTTTTGCAAACCCCGGTACACGCTTCTCAACTGCATGAATCCCTTCGTTAGCTCGCCTTGCAATTTCTTGCTGGCCAGCACGGGAAGATTCCTGCTCGAGTTGAGTAACCTTCTGCACGGTCGTATTAAACTCGCTTGTCTTCTGAGAGATAACATCTGAAACCTTTCTAGCCTGATCCGGGTTTTCTCTCCAGAGGGCTGACATGTCTACTCCCTTAAGCTCTTCGAGCTCTTCACGTAAATGCAAACCCTTAGAATATTCGCTCAATGTCTCGCCATGCAATCCATGAAGTTTTTGGACGGCCTGTTCTCTGGCTTCCAACCCCTTGCTTGCATCAGCTAATGCTTGAGATCTTTTCGTATGGGCTGACTCTAGTCCCTTGCCAAACTCTTGAACCTTCTGGGCAAGATCTTCCGGGATCTTGTCTTTAGGGACTGTCATCTTGTTGCCACCAAAATCAAACTCTAACTCTTCGGCAACTACCTCTTCCGATTCTTCTTCTTGATCTTCGCTGTCTTCCGATTCAGACTCTTCCTCAGAATTTTCCTCATCGGCAACAACTTCATCAGTCGTTTCATCGGTCTGCTCTTCAACTTCTTCTTCCGCAACTCCTTCATCGGCTATTGCTTCACTCATAATGTTGGTACTCCATTAGGTGGGATTGCTACACCCGGCGGTACTGCGCCCGGTGGAACCGCTCCCGGTTGTTGTTGGCCGACAGGAGGCTGTCCCGGTTGCATTGGCATACCCGGCTGACCTAACCCATCGACATCGATACCTTGTAATTTCAGGGCCATCTTCAATCGTTTCTCGACCTCTTCCGATCCCTCGAAATCCATATACTTCATGACAATGTCTCCGATGTACATTCCTGCACCCGGAACCTGTCTCATGATTTCTATTAATGCTTCTCTAGTCTCTTCACGCTGGGACGCATAAGATGGGCCTGCCTTAACAGTGACATCATATTTCCCCGTTCCAATCTCATAAAGCCTGTCTTCATCTTCCTGATCATCGCCCACTGCTATTGCTTGATTTGGATCCATAGTCAACCGTGCAACTTTCTCTTTATCATCTTCTCCGAGGATCCTCACTGCGTCTCTCGCTGAATAAATAGCAGGGATAACATCCACTAACACTTGACCTGCGTACCTAATCGCCCGGGACAAGTTATCCAAGAAATGAAAGTTGGAAACATCAGCCTCTTTTTGTCTTGCAAGAATTGCCCTGCCTGAAGTCTCATTACTTCGTGCACCTAACGATGAATCGTAGATGCCGATAATTGCTTTCATGTCGTCAGAGTTATTCAAGGCTTCCTGTAGTGCACCAGCCGGAACACCAGCAAACGCCTGCCTTTGCGGAGGGCTTGCCCCTTTAGAATATTCAAGGTAAGCATAGGACCGTGTATTCGCAGACTCCCATTTACTCTTTTGGCCTTTAGGGATAAATCCCTCCTGACCTATGAATGGAGCTTTAGGAGCTAACGCTACCAACTCGGTAGATGCTGAACGCCAGAAGTTAAACATTGCCTGCGGATCTTTCGCATCTCTAATCATTGACCGGAACCAGCGCCTACCTTCCGAAACAACCTCTTCACCCCATACAGGACAAACAGGAATTAAAGAGCCCGGCCATTCATCTTCCTCGAGGACCTCAACTCCGCTGATAACACGCTTCATCACCTTAGTGCCCATTACCTTCCGGGTCTGCGTAGCCTTCAACCCTCGAGCCTCAAAGAACATACTGATCAATTCATCTTCCTCGGTCTTGCCAAGATCAATGCTCCCCGCTTGAAAAAACTGTTGCGCCATTCCGGCAATCTTGTCTTTGCGAAATGCCTGCGTGTTTACCAATTCACCGCTAGGGCGAACATGGTTCCATCCTTCAATCTGCCATAACTCATATTCGACTGATTCTTTCAGGTAGTAGTCGGACACCTGTACCTTGTCATCTTGTAGCCAGTTCTGATTTGTCTGACTTCGTTCATCAGCCTCAAACGATACGGGCTCTGCATCCGGCCAACGCTTTTCGAAATGTTCCCTACTGAAAAAATCAGATACGAAACAATACTCCCAGTCGGATGCATCAAACGCTGTACTGTTGACATCCCAGTGAACCTGTAGCGGATTACTGATGCGCTCAATCTTAGCTTCAAGATCAAAAGTGCTATCGTGAGCGTAATCGATTCCTATCCTAAAGAAACCGAAACCCCCACTCACCGCATGATCAATAGCTGTATCAAAAGCGACATCAGCATTACTGTTCCTTTGTACCGATCTGATAATTCCATTGATTACCTCTGCCGTTGCTATGTCTGCTCCATTGTCTATCGGGTTGACCACTATCCCCGGCTTGTTCTGCCTTGAATCGTTTACAACCTGCCTAATGAACGATGGAATTTTATTAACCGTTAAGCACGGTCTACCCTCTTCCTCGCGCTGTTTCTTTACCTTCTCCGGCCATTGAATCCCTAGCCGTCCAAACTTAATGTCTTCCTCGTACTCATTCCGATTAAAATCAGAACCGTCTTGAGATTCTTCAAACCGCTCAAGCGCCTCTTGTATTATTCCTTCGCTCTTTTTTGGATCTGCTGTCGTCTTGTAGTCTGTTTTGTTTTCCATTAACTCATCCACCCTCCAACTCCTGCTGGTTCAACATAAACTTCTTCAACGTCTCGAGGTCTAATCATCTGCGGGAATAACTCGGTGAATCCCCATACCATTGCATCCACACGATCAGGCGACCCATCACCTTCATAACCACCCGAAGTCATCTGACACATCTGAGCTTCTAGATCAGGGAAACTACCAACATGGCTGATCATGTCCTGCTCATACAGCGCCGATATAGGTTCTGCTCTTATATGCTTCCCTCTTGATGCCCTCACCTCAATAATATTTATTCCCGGTCTTACAGACTCGAGCGTATGGCGTACCATCTCGCCACCCTGATTAATCTCAATGACGATTGCATCAGCATCGTAGCGGTCATACGTTGCAATAGCCCGATTAGCCCATTGCCTTGGCGTGCCTTTAATACTCTGATCATCCAGAAGATAACCCCGTTGATCCGAACCAACCCCCTGAACAATAATCCCGTGTTCATCTGCATTCACTCCACTTGATACCGCTGGGTCAACCGACACAACAATTCTTTCTAGTTCTGGGAGCTCTGATCTCCTGTTCTGGTGCAGGTTCTGGCGGTTCCAGATAGCACCAACCGCTGTCGGCTCATACTCGCCTAACCAAATATGTGCATAACGATCCGGCTTATGCTTTCGGTCAAACTCCATCTCGGTTTTTAGCTCAGATGGGAAGTATGGATTATCTTCGTAACTCACTCGCTTGATTACAGAGTTCTCCGGGACAACCTGTCCACGGAATAACTTATCAACCGGGTCAGTAGGATGTCTCGGGTTCCAACTGAACCACAACTCGGAGCCCGGTCTGCGTATTGTCGGAACAAGAATTTCTAAGGACCTGTCGCTAATCGTTTGCGCTTCTTCAACCCAAACAATGTCAATTCCTTCCATCGACTTAATCTGGTCAGTCGTCATTGTCCCAAGGCCAGCAAAGAAAAACTGAGTGCCGTTAGCACCATTGATCTCATTCTTCAAAGATTCATAAAACTCGCTAGCACCTAACACTCCGATTTTATCGTCAAGCAATAACTTGACCGAGTCCTTAATAGACTTTTGTACTTCCCGAGCACATAAGATGCGTAAAGGTTTTTGTGCTCCTAGTAAAAGCAATGCAGTTGCTATCGAATGGGATTTAGATGCACCGCGTCCAGAGAAGAAAGCCTTATACCTTGCCGGCTCAAACAGCTCTTTGAATGCTTTTGGTATATCTATGTCTATCGCTTCAGCTTGCATTTGCACCTATAAAGTTTACGTTTACACTTAGCCCTTGCTCTAAATTAACCTGAGCATCAACTTTATCCATTTGCGTTATCTTACTGGCAAGCGCCATTAGTTTTGCTCTATCGGTAAACTTACACATAACACCAACATTGCCATCATCGAGAGATACCGTCTTAAACTCTGTTACTGAATCCCTTAACGCCCTTGGCCATTTATCAATCGGTAACAAGGTTGCTTGGTATCCATTGCAATCAAACGCACCAAGAATATCGGAGTCAATCATCTGGTGAGTCTTAGCAATAACCAGATCCTCTAACTCATCCAGCTTCTGTTCATTGCGCCTTCTATACTTGGCTACAGCTTCGGATACGTCTGGTTTAGTTAGGTTTTCAGAGCCAATAGAATTAGCACTTCTCTCGCTGTAACCTGCCTTAATCGCTGACTGCTTCCCATTACCTGACAATGCATAAAACCTAGCGAACTTTTTCTGTTTGTTAGTCATTTACTTGTCCTCGGTAATTTCTTTAGCTCGAGATCCCAATCAACTTTTTTCCTTCTAGAAATTTTTAATTTTATAGCTCTATTTATTTGAGCATCCAGTGACCATTCGCCAGTTCTCGAGGGCCTTTTCATCCAGTTATCAAACTCGCTTTTATTCCCATCATCAATCATTAGTAATCTATTGCCTCGTACATATCGTCAATCCTATATCGCGCAATTGAATTTAGGTTATCGCTTGGTCTGTTCGCGCCTTTATATTCCATGTACCTGTCAGGTGATTCATCAACTGTAACTCCCATAGAGCTCGGAACATTCCCTGACTTCAAAACATCGTTAGCATCATGAACAATTTCCATTGTTGTTTTTTTAGTTCGCACGATCCTTAACCGTCTCACGGTTATTCATACCAATCCACCCACTCGCTAAACATTACAGGCTTGGATGCTAATACATACTCATAAGCCTGACTGATTGCCTGCGTTGTGATTCGTATCCTGCGTTCCTTGTCGAATTTGACTTGATTACATTCAGGGCGCGGGATAATTTTTACAATCTGATATATAAAAACTCGGTCATTAGCATAAGTAACGACCATCAATTTATTGGGTTGCGGTTTAAAATCCCTTATCTCTAAAGGTGAAGAGGGAGAAGGTTGCCCTGACAAGTTGTGAGGAGGAGCACTACCTGCCAAGACAACCTTGGGGAACACTGACCATAAGGTCAGGAGGCTAATTAGAATTAATTTGTTCAATCGCATATTCATACTTTCGTACCATCGAATCTAATTTCTGGAGATACTGTTTCAGTGCAAGTACATGAGATTCATCCACACAAAACATTTCAGACTCAACTGCATCGGGATGACCCCCAAAAGTTCCGCACCGTATCCAAACCTTATCGGGCTCATTAACTGCCATGGGTAAGGGTGGATAGGCTTGTAAAGGTATGGGTCCATAACTATTTGCGCTTTGACACCCTACCCCGTAACCAAGGACCACGAACAGTATTATCACTAAGATCTTTTGCCAGCTTTTCATCTTCCTGCCTATTGAACTCGTTTATGTTACTTGTTGTTTTTTCTTGTGCTTCAAGCTGGTCTGCCCTTGCAACCTTGCGACCTATATGGACTGCAAACCATAACGCACCAAGCAAAGCTAAAATCAAACCAGTTAAAACCATTACCTGTTCTCATCTTTGTTTTTGTTTTTGAGAATATTCCCAGCGCCCATGTTGCAAATCTTCAGCAAGAAATTAATAACTCCCGTTGCTTTCCCTAGCCATTTATTATCAATTTGGGTTGGCGTTATCATAGTTATTGCCGTCAATCCTGTAACCACTGTAGATATTGCTATTAAATAATCTGGGGCCTTTGCTATCAACCCGGCTATCGTATCCATTTAGTAAGTCTCCGTAATTTGAAGAATAAAAGTATTGTGCTTTTTAGTACGGTCAAGAAACTCCGCGAAAGCATTCCGGCTGTTTTCAATGTGCTCATCCACGCCAAAGCCCTCTGCCAATAAAATGCAACCTCGACTGTCTTTGATTGAGTTGCCACGATGAAAAAGTATATGGGTTCGTTTACCCAGATTACCCGTCACTTCGTAAGTGTTACCAAACCTAGGGGAATTTATACGGACTCCGGTGTATAAACCTGCGGGGATACTTGAAATATTAGGGGCGTTGTCTTTGTAGGGGAGCTCGCATGAAACGCAGAAAGGTTTTCCATCGTCTAGCACAACGCCAAACGTACCACCGGCACTGGTAGCAATTCTCTTAACGTGAATTATTTTACCCAGTTGCTTTTCCACGCAAACAATATAACCAAACTGTTAAACGTGGAACAGACAGTGGCACTGTACAATGGGACTGCCCTATATAGATCTATTAATAATATTAATAATATTAATATATATAATAGGTATAGGTATAGGTATAGGTATAGAACAGTTAGGAAACTGTTCCCTAACCGTTTGTTAACAGTTAGGCATTAGTGTTTAAAAACAATGGTTTTATTTTCTCTTTCTCCTTTTTTGAATTTCACTTACGTTAAACAGCTCTACCGGTTTATCCCAGTAAGGTGATCCGCACCCTCTTGGCAGAGGGCAACGCTTCGGGAGTTGAGTGGACCGGGGAATCCACTCGTGCTCACAACGCTGGCAAGTTAAAATTGTTAGTTTGATTTTCATCTTAATAGTTTGGTGAATAAGAAACAGTTGCTATGTATTCATTGCTTTTCCTATTGGTAGGTTTTTTCAAGTCACGCAAGCCCCCGAAAAAATGACCACAACAATCAAACTCACATGAACAACCTCGCTCAAAATAATCTCCCAAAACTCTGTACAATATTTTTTTGCTTACCTTTGCATCCGTTTTAATTCTTAGTGTATTGGATCGAAAATCGTGGTCAACAATATCCTCTGGTGTTTCGACTTTATGGTCAGATAAAATTCTCCAACTCCAATCGCAATCCACCCACTCATCGTTGTAAGCGTAATCAGAGTTGTATTTTCTTGAGCCGTTGTAACTTGCCTCTATCCAGTTTTTCATCTCATCTCTCCCTGTTAAATTTTTATTCACATTCCCCACAATTGCATGGTTCGCATCTTCTCCACTTATCAAGCAAGTCGTTTACGGTGATTCCTGTAATTGTATGGGAACCATGCGGATCACATTTATTGCGTAAAACCATCCAATATTTTTCTTCAGTTCCATCCCACTCCAGTTCTTTAATATTTTTTTTGTTTTTCGCTGAAAGTTTTTGAAGTGTTTTGCCTAACATCTCATCTCTCCCAGTTGAGGGGGCAAAGCCCCCTGTTTAAAATTATCTCCATTGATTAGGTTCTGCATGAAACGGTATTTTTTTTGTTACTGTTTTATATTCTCGTTCAATTAACGGACCATCGTTGTCAAGGTGATCTTTACAAATCTGAATAATCCCGTTGTATTCAAGATGTTTTACCTTTGTATATTGACCGTTTCCATAATCTCCATGCTCACCGTTCCTACAAAGTTTGCAATAATTCATCTCATCTCTCCCAGTTAGGGGGCAAAGCCCCCTGTTAGTTTTAGTGAGTAAAATTGTAATAGGCTTTGTCTAAATCAAACTTAAATCTTTTGTAGACTTTATTGCCAAATGTATTTGTAAAAGATCCATCGTCAATACCAACCAACCAACCCTGTTTGACTAATTTTTCAATTGTCTTTTGTTCTGTTTTATTACTCCATCCGCTCAATTCAATATGCCCGTCTTTTATTGTAGCTGCGATAACTTGTGCTTCCATGTTTGTCATTGGTGACCTCCTTGTTATTTTTTTAATTGGTTGATCCAAGCCAAACCTTTATTTTCTCGAACATCTTTTCTTATTTTTTTTGCTTCAATTGAAATTGCCGCTTTCCATTGTGGGCATCTTGAATATTCTTTTGCAGTTCTGTAATAAGGCAATCCCTTTTCACCTATAGCAGAGCGAGATTCATTTTTATTTGCACAATGCATTTTTGCAATGTATCGAATCATTCCCTCTTTTGTTCTTGGTTGCCTCATCTCATCTCTCCCGTTTGAATTTTGTTTCGTTGTTTTCATACCTACATATTACCTTTATTGATTTAGTTCTTCGGCAATTTGCATACCCGTATAATTTTCAACTGTAAGGCAAAGATTTTTGCAATTTATTAAAGACTTATTTTCAAATGTATAAACTTCATTGCCATTCTTTTTTATAGTGGTTTTTTTATATTTCCAATTACCAGCAAAATCAAAACGTATTTGCCTCTCTTGATAAGGTAAATGTTCATAATTGTTAAAAATGTATTGCCCCATCGCATAGGTAAATGCTTTTTTTATTTGTATAGCCTTTATATCTTTGTCCATTTTTCTCTTCTCCCGTTTGAATTTTGTTTCGTTGCTTTCATACCCCCACTATATCATTATCCATACATAGTGCAAGGGAAAAGTGCAGAAAAGTGAAAAAAAGTCACAATCAATAACAGGCTTTATTTACAAGGGGTTACAGCTCTATACAGGGGGATTTGACGAAAATACAACCAAAATTATAATTAGGTTTTGTTATTTTTACTCCATCGAGACGGCGCTGATGGCAACCATCGTAGGTTTTGAACTTCCCTAAAATTTCCATTCCTTGAACAGCGGGCTGACCATTTAATATAATCAAAACTAATAACCACATTTTATTTTTCCTCTCCATAAAATCTTTTTCTTGCCGGGCGTAATAATGTATCAACGTCCATGATGTAGTGCCTGTCACCACCAGCCCGGTGGCAAAGAAATAAAACAACATCTATCCCAAACATATCCCCCAACTCACGCAATAAATTTGGGTCACCATTTTTATTTACCAGCGGTATATCTTCGACCTTAAAATGTTTTTCTATTTGATCCATTTCAAAAACCTCCCATTACCAAAACATTATTAAGTTAGCATCGCTCCTGACTATGTGACCCTGCAAAGTTATCCTGTACTCATTCGGTTTATATTTTTTATAGCTGGCTATCCGGTGTAAATGCTGGCCGTTATGCATTACCATTTCACCAACTGCATAAGGCTTGTACCCATCTTCGAACTCCACTCCTCCCCCACCCGTTGGGAGCATGACTGGGACAGTAAAAGAATTTGCATCTTTACCACCTAAACCCAAAGTCATGTGAGGCGTGTCGCTATGCCAATTACCAGAAACCAATAACAACTTTTTATCTGATGGAAATATATGAAACCCGGGAAGAGCTAAATCATCCTCCAATAATATTTCTTCTCTTAACTCACGGCCAAGAACATTCGCTACTCGTTTATACAAAGGCTGAAAGGTTTTCATTAGTACAGAGTTCAACCTGTCAGCGCCTTTAAAATATTCGTTAGTATTACCGTCCAGATAAGCAGACTTCCCCAAAGTGAAAAATGGGAAATCGTTTGACCTAGACTCCCATAAATTTCGGAGCTCCAATACCAAGTCACCAACCTCATCCATAGAAAAATCCAATGGCACTCGTTTGATTTTCATTTCAGCCTATGTTAAATTTGCCGTGGTTTTGGCAGAAAAAAAAAGGCCGACCAGATCGTAAAATCTGGCCAACCTTTTGTAATTGCTATTCTTAAAATTACAGCGAAATTTGTCCAATGCCCTCTCACGCCGGAAACCGGGGTTCGATTCCCCGTGGGGTCACCA